GACTTCTATTAGTTATATAGATTTCATTTTGATTGATCAGATTAATACCATACACTATTGAATCTTTACCTTTTTTAACTGGTAATATTAAATGACCATAACTCGACAACTCTGCAATACTCTTTGGTTCGGCTGAATCTGCATATATAATCTCTTTTACTTCGTGTGTTTTAAGTAAGTTACTTATTTGACTATTTAGTAATCCTTTTTGATATATGACTTCATCAAATATATAAGCGTTGTTGTATTTGTATAAAGAAATTAAAGCACTTGGATGATTAGAGTAGCCAAAGTCCATTCCATAACATAATAGTCTTGCATTGTTTGGTAGATCAATTGGTTTCCAATCTTTAATACATGCACCTTCTAAACTTCCTATTTCTCCAAGACCATATACATTCCACCAGTTGTTCCAATATGTTGAGTTCTTTGCTTTCTCTTTTGCTTTTTCTATATCTTGTATTATAGTTTCTGATAATGCTTCATTGTCTAAATATGTAAGTTTTAAAAAATCTGAATCTTCATTATCTTGTATTTCTGTATGTGCCCAAAAAGATGAAGTTGGATTAAAGTCAATCCATATATCGCCTGATGTTCTTATTGCTAATTGATTGTAAGCTTCGAATGGAATATTGTTTGCTTCGTTTACATATAATACATGTCTTCTAGCACCTCTAAGTTTATCTGCTGATTCGATTGAAAAGAATTCAATATAACTACCATTAGAGTATTTATACTTTAACATTGATTTATTATACTGTACATCATTATAACGATTAGTCATCATCATAATCTTTAAGAAGTCTTTTAACGCACCTCTACGCAAATGAGGTATAGATTCACTAACTACGCTTATTTCTAAGTTAGGCGTTCTTATTGCTTTATCTATTAAGATTGGTAAGATACCGAAAGTTTTTCCAGCTGAAGTTCCACCTTGAACTATCTTCTTTCGTTTTTTAAGTTTAAGAAGTTTTTTAATTGCAGTTGTTACTACAAACATTAATCAATAATATTAAATAAAGGTTGTTCAGAATTTAATGTAATATCTTTTGTTTCTCTTGGTTTGCCAGCATAGTAATGATAGAACATTTGTATAAACTTAAACTCTCCAGATTCTATTCCTTTTTTTAGAGCCGCATAAGCTTGTGGTTCTAATGGTGTTAGTCTTTCAATTAACTTTACTTCTTCAGCTTTAGCTTTTCTTCCTGCTGTTGTATGTCCTCCGTTGTTCTTTCTTTTATCCATAATTAAAAAAGATTATTATTAATTATTTTTTATATAACGATATATCTTTGTTTTTGTTATTCTTCATATTCTTTTAAACGATTAATAACTCTTTTGATTCTATACTCTGCTTCGTGTAATTGGTCTTCTGGTATCTCTTGTATTGTTTCTAATATTGGTCTTAACTTTGGATCTATTTTTATTTGTTTTAAGAACTTAAATCTTGTTTCTAGTTTTCTGTGTTCTTCTTGTAGTGTTTTTAGTCTTTTGTGTTTAGGTATATATTCTTCTGTTGCTATTATACGATTGTATATCTCCATGTATTTTGGATTGTACATTGCAAATGTTGGAAATATTTTCTTTACACTATGTAGAACTGTTGCGTGATCTTGATTTAGTGTTTGTCCTATTTGTTTAAGAGATAGATTGGTTCTATCTTTACATATCTTAAAATATATAGCTCTACCATATACAATGCTTCGTATTCTTGAGTTTACGTTTATTCTATATCCTAGTTCTCCTTCTACTAATTCTTTAATCTCTTTCGTTGTCATCTATGTTGTTTTTATATTTAATTAATTCTATTAATATTATAAATTCTATGTATTCGATTGCTAGTTTTATACCAGCACATTCTAAATACATTTCTTTATCTTCATAATCGTATAAGATTAATTTTAGTTCATCTATTTCAGTTCCTCTTTCATAGTCATAAACTGCAAGATTATAAAACTCTCTTATAGTTTCATTGTCTAAACCTTCATTCGATATTCTTTTTTCGCACATATTCAATCTCCCGTTCAAGATAATCTTTAGCTTTTAATAAATCCATTAATTCGTGATTCTTCTTGTCTGCTCTGCTTATGTACTTTATAATGTTTCCTCTATTGAAGTTTATGTTGTAGTCTTTGATAAAGTCTATAACATCATATCCTTTTCCGTTTTCGTAATGTGGTTGACTTGCTCTCATATTTATAATTCGTTTCGTAATCTTTCTTTTGTTTTAGTGTGTGTTTCTGGTTGAAAGAATAATTTTAAATCTTTATCATTTCTTATTGTATAAGTATGTTTAACATAATCAATTTTATTTTTTTTGTCTTTAACAATCGCCCAATTTTTTAATTCATATATAATTGAATAAGTATCTGTTTTAGCCTCATTCGTATTTATATCGCTTCTTATTATAAAAGAGCAAAGATAAGTATTATCATTTAATTTAACATCAACAAATTTAGACAACTCTCTTAAAGTATTTATACTGACTTTGTCGGTGTGTTTTTTATGATCTATTATAAAACCATGTTTGGATCCTATTTTAGAAATAAAACAATCAATATCCATTATTGATCTGTTTCTGTCTGTTAATTCGCTTATTAAATAATTAAATTCGTTGTTGTAATAATCTTTGTTAAAATTCATTTTGTTTTGTTTTTTTGTTTTTAGAACATTGATATTTGATTTTGTGCAACTTCTTTATATGCATCAGCTTTAAATACTAATATATTTATATTTTCTTTATATTCTTCTCCAATGTATTTATAAGATTTTGTTACACTTTCTTTCACTAATTTTATGCCAGTTTGAAATGTTATTTCTCCTTTTTTTTCTCTTTCTAAAAGTCTTTCATTAGTTTTTTTTATTTGTTGTATATCATTACTTTCATTTATTAATTTCCAATTATTTTTATTTCTTGTCATTCCTTTAAACAAAGATGGATTAGATGTTTTTATATATAATGATTTTTTATCTTTTTTATACATAGAGCCAAAAAAATTAAGTATTTTCATTCCTATTCCTAATCCTTGAAAATCAGGCAAAACAACCAATCTACTCACTCTATAAGCATCTTTAATTGTTCCGCTTGGCATTGGTAATATTCCCATAAATGAAACAGGTTTATCATTATATAAAATTAAAAAACATTTAGCGGCTTTGTTTAATTCTTCACTTAAATAATGATGTTGCTTGAATATATTCCAAGCTTCATATCTACATCGAAATATCTGAAGTTTAATTTCTGGTCTTTGCCTTCGACTTGGCGCTATCTCAAGCCGACCTTTTTGTGGTGAATAAATCCAATTCGGTTGTAACCATTCCATTATATCAAAATGACATGATGCTAATACTATCTTTTTATTTGTACGTTTTATATACTTTTGTAAAGCATTAGACATAGCTTTAGCAACATCTCTATCTACTACTGATGTGTATTCATCTATTAATATTATTTCTTCGGTAGAGGCTTTCCCTACCATATACGCCAAACTTGCTCTATATTGTTCTCCGTTTGATAAAGTATGAAACGGTCTTAACCAAGTTGGAACACTACTTAAACCCATAGAAGATAATAGAAATGTTGCTTCTTGTGGCTCTAACCAATCAAAATTAGATATTAATGATTTGTTATAATCAAAGCTATATGTATTCATTTCTTTTTTAAAGAAGTTTTTTAATATAGTTGTTTTGCCAGAACCACTTCCGCCATAGACTACACCTATGTTCCATTCTTTTGGTAGTCTTTCTAAATTTGCGTTTATAGTTACATTGCTATTTTCTTTGTTTTGTATATCGAAAGCATCGTATATATACTGTGTGTATTTATCATTTAATATATTATGTTTTAATTCTATTTTCATTTTGTTCTTAACTTTAAAAGATTATAACATTGTATATATTTTAACTTTGCTTTTTGTTTATATATTGTTTTAAATAATTCGTATGTCTTTTTTGTAAATTGATAGTGTGTGTTACAATTTTTAAATAGTTTTTTTGCGTATGCTTTTCCATACCCTTTACAATAGTTTACATTGTCAGCACTATCTCCAATCACCATTTGCTCATAGAAGTTATATAAAGCTTCGTAAGAAGTTATCTCTATTATTTTTTGATGTTTGTAATGATAATTATAAATAAGACAAGGTAGTTGTTTATAATCTTTATCAAGCGATACAATAATAACATTGTTATGTCCTAATTCATTTGTAAGTGTTTTCCAATATGTAGCAACTAAATCATCTGTTTCTACACCATAAGAATTTTTAGTAGAATATATTTCTGATATGTGTTCGTGCATTTCAGACAATAATTTAGGATGTTCTTTTTTCTTTCTATTAGCTTTATAATTTGGGTCTAATAGTTTTCTAAAATTACCTTTACTATTGTTAAAAGTAATTACTCTTTCTATTTCATAAGTTTCTTCAAGTCTATTTATTATAGACATAAAAATTTCATCAAACTTTCCTATAGCTTCATCTAGTATGTCATCTACTCCACAACAAGAAGAATATACTAAACTATCAGCATCGAATAAAACTATCATTTGTTTTCTATTTGATCAATACATAATTCTTCTATGTCATTTAGTGTAGCAAAATTTAATATATCGAATATATTAATATCATTTGTTTCTGTGTAAACCTCATCAATTTCAAATTCTGATGGTGATCCTGGGTAATCATGAGTTTGTGATTCTTCTTGTGTGTAATAACCATTAACGATTAAAACAACATCATTGTAAGTAATTTCTGTTTGTATTTCCATTTTGTTTTGTTTTGTTCAAATATAAACAATTTTGTTAATACAAAAAAACTATTCTTTATAATCTTTTGTTGCTTTAGTTAAAAAATTATCTATTCCATCCAATCTTCTTGATAATTTATCAATAGCTACATACAAAGTAGCTACTGTTGATTCAAGTATTTTAAATCTTTCTTTAGTAGTGTATTTTTTATTTTTCATAACTCCATTAATTCATTAATTACTGTGTGTCCTCCTAAGACTACAGCCACAGAAATGGCTGGCTTCTTTCCTCTCTTTGCGTAACTCATTGCGTAAGAATTAGCATCAATACCGCAACCTATTTGACATCCAAAAACTTTAAAGTTTTGTCCAACATACCATTCCGTATAACATTGAGTATGTAAATGACCTTGAATTGTTGATTGCATATCCGCTCTGCATTTAGTTCTGGCTGTTCCCGCTTCTCCATGTATATATTGCACATCATCAATAACAACACGATCTACAAAGTTCCATTCAGGTGTCTCAAGTACTTCTTTATAAGCTTTAATCCATTTTTTAGGAATTGAACTTGTTTGACTTTTTCTCATTATTAAACGATCATGGTTACCAATTGTAATATCTGCTTTTGGAAATGCTTTATACCATTTAGATATTTTTTTAATAGCTAAATCAAGTTCTGTTTTACCTGTATATTCAGCATTTATATCAACTTCGTGAAAAGAAGCGTAATGATTATCCACCACATCTCCAATAAAAACCACTTTATTACAATTATACTTAGCATAAGTTTCTTGACAATGTTCTAAATAGCCATCTAAACAAAATGGTTCATGTAAATCTCCAATAGCTAATACACGAGTTTCTTTTTTGGTTATATTCTCGTAAGCAATTTTTTTGTTTCCTTTTAATCGTGGTCTAATTTCCATACGTTTTATATAAAGTATTTAATTCATTTGTTATAGCACGAATACAACTTCCACAAGAAGTCATTTCTCTTTTATCGCTAAAAACTCGATTGTATATTTTTAGTAATTGTTTTTGTTCTACAGGTGTTACTCTGTTTGTAGGTTTACTAAACCAATCATTTAAAAAGTTATATTCTTCTTCTGTTAAACATTTGGGTTTTTTGTATCTAAAAGCTTGATTTAAAGCAATTTGTCTTTCTTTACAACCACAATCTTCTCCAGCTATGAATTTGACTATTTTGTCTATACCTGTAGCTTTGGTAATCTTGGCTATAGTATCTCCTAGTCCTTTTGATTTGTTTTCGTAATTTGCTTTCCATTCTTTGTATGCTTTAGTTCGTTTGTCTTTTGGTTCTTTCATATTAAATTATAGTCTTGGTTATTAAAATCTTCGTAATCTTCTTTAAATTTTTCTCTCATTATATTTTTACCTTTTTTTAAAGTATGAAATATATTTACTGAGCTTATTTTTGTTTCACTTGCTAAACCTCTTATACTCAAGTCTGTATCTCGATATAACTCGTATATGCTTTTATCGTACCAATGCCATGTATTTAATTCGTTATCCATCTTTTCACACAATCTCCAAAATGCTTCCTCTCTCTTTAATTCATCACTAGAAGTAAATTTATTTAAATGTTTTGGTTCTATTTCTAAAAAATTATTGTCTTTGTAAAAATCTTCTATTTGTATTTTATGTATCTTTTTTTTTGATCTTATATAATCTATAAAAACAGATCGAATAGTTAAATACATATAAGCTTTAGAAAACTTACCATTATTATATACTTTTTTATTGTCTTTATATTTAACAATTTTAATATATGATTCTTGTACTATATCTTCAGCGTAATCTTTCGCTCCTAAATTTCTTGCTAAATCTATCCACTCTTTGTGGTGTTTACTTAATGCTTCTAAAAATTCTGTCATATTAAAAACTTACACCTTTTAAGGGATTATATAGATCTCCAATTATTTCTGGAAGACCTACTTCATTAACTTTAAAACTAAATGTTTGAAAAGCGTAACCTCTGCTTCGTTTACATTTAACAGTTATCCAATCCTTGTTTATTGTGTTTGTTTCTAATTGTATTTGTGTTTCTGTCTTTTTTTCTAGTATAGATCCCAAATGGCCGGTCGGTTTATCGGATCCAAAATTGCTATGAATTACAGTTAAAATATGACATGAAAATCTTTGAGACCATTCCATTAATTTTTGTGCAATAAAATTACTTTGTTCTAGTGAATTAACATCTGAACAGAGATCAGCTACGCCATCAATTATACATAATCCAACTTTGCCTTTCTCAATTTTCTCTTGTAAATAATATTCTATAAAAGCTATGCGATCTTTAAATCCTACAGTTCGTAATCCAAAAGTATGATAACATCCTAAATCATTTTTAATGTTCATATCTACAACACGACGGAACACTCGTTGAGCATGAAATTTTCCCTGTTCTGTATCAAAATGAATTAAGCATTTATTATTTCTATGACCTTTAAGAGTACCACCAAATTTATTAGAACCACCTAAATAAACTGAAGCTAATAAACTTATAAAAAAGGTTTTCATTGTCTTAGGCGGAGCTTGAACAAATGAGAAATTACCATAAGTTCCTATTGGAATTGGTAATGTCTTAGTGCCTTTTAAAGTTTGAATAGTTGTTTCGCCCATTGATATTGCTACAGGTGGATATTCTACTATTTCATTCGTGTTAATTATGCATTCTTCAGCTAAAAGTTGCATATACATTTTCGTTTCTTCTGTCATAAAAAAAAAGGAAAGTTATAAACTCTCCTTTAATATTAAAATGGTAAATCTACATTGTTTTCTTTTTCTTGTGTTTGTTGTTTATCTTGATATTCTGCTTTCACGCAAGAACCATCTGTCCAAACTACTTGTCCATTTCCTAAATAATTCTTAGGTTTTTTTGCCTCTCGTTCTTCTTTTGTTTGTGAATCGAAAGCAGATACGTTTTGACCGTACTGATTTGTTTCATCGTTTATACTAATTGTGAAATTATAATACACACCTTTTTTACCTTTAACGAATTTTTCTTTAGGTAATGATTCAAGATTAATTGATAGATTTACTAATGATCCCATTTTATTTATTTAAGTTGATTAATTTATTTTTTATTTCTTTAGTCATGTTCCATTTTGATTGTATATCTTCTATTGTAAATTTACCAGAAAGTATAGCATTTTCACAATTTGTAATATCTTCTTTTTTTACAAGCCAATCTTTACCTTTTTTTTTTGCTGAATTTCCATCATCATCTTCAGCTTGTAACCCTAATAACGAAGTTAATGTATATCTACGATAATAAGTAATTTCTGAGCCTTTTTTTTGTGCATCTAATCCTTCGGTTAATTTCAATGATGATTCTATTGAACCACCGTCTAAATCAACAATTACGCTTTTAACAAATCCATCAATTATAGGTTGAATTAAACATAGTTTATGTTTTTCTAATAAAGGGTCAATTTGTTTTATTAATTTATTAATGTCAAAATATTTAGATCTAAAAAAAGGATTATCAGAATCTTTACTAATTGAACCTATTTCGTTACGTAATGCAAATATCTTATGATATATATTTTTTTCCATTTTGTTTTATTTTTTTTTGTTGTTTTATAAGTTGTTAATATTATACTGTAAATCATCTATAGAACTAAGTATATATTGAACTTCTGAAATTCTATAAAGTTTATTACTTTCTTTATTGTTTATCTTATCCATTACTAATGAATAAACCTCATCTAATAATTTTATTTCTTTATGCATTTTGTTTTGTTGTTTTTATAAATATGTTTGTTTGCGTTCTTTTCAGCTAGATCGTGAATGATTAAAGTTATTAGCATTCCTAGTATTATTCCTATTAGAAAAAAAGCTATTTCAATTTGTGTCATTTTATTATATGTTGTACGTTATTTTTAAATTCGTAAAAATCAATTTGTTGTTTTCTGATTTCTTGTCTAATGTTGCTATTAACTAATCTTAACTCTCTATTTTCTATGTGCATTGAATTTATATAAAAATACATTTCACTCAATGCTTTCATATATTTATCAGTTTCTTTAGGTTTAGATTTATTAAACTCTAACAATAAGTTAGCTAGTAACTCATAGTTAGTATGAAAATTAATCTCTTGTAAAGTCATTTAGTACTTCTTTTTTTACTATATCTTTATATGATTCTGGACAATCTTCATCACATAATTCAAATATAAATGTTTCTAAATTAGTTATTCTTTTGTTTGCTCTACACAATTCTTTTTGTAAAGCATCTATCTGCATATTTTTAAAAGTGTATAAGTCTCTAACTGTTTCGTGTATAGGTTCGTTTTTCATAAGTTTGTAAAATTATTAATTTCTATTCCTACTCCAGAGCCATTAACTTTTTCTAAAATACATTTGTTAAATAAAGCATATTTAAAAGCTTTAAAATGATCTTTTTCTCTAATAATTTGACTGTCTTGTGTTGTTATTCTGTAATGCATATTGTTTTGTTTTAAAAGGGATTTTTACACCCTCAATTTTATTTATTTTTATTTAGTTTTTATATTCATCAACAATACTTTCAATGTTTGTGTTAATATCTCTCTTGATGTCTGTTAGTCTTAATCCGTACCACCCGTCAGAATAAACTTCATTATTATTAATTGTATATCTAAAGCTAAATCCTTTCCCTTCTAATGAAGACACTGTTAGCTCTACGTTTAAGTTGTCTATTACTGCTTGTCCTTTGTACTCTCCAGCGAATTGTTTTACTAGTTTCATTTTGTTTGTTTTTTTGTTATATGTAAATATAATACTTTTTATTTAATTAACAACTATGTTTATAAAATAATTTTAAAAAAAAAAGAGGCTAATCGAAATCAACCTCCTTTTCAAACAAAACAAAACAAGAACTATTTTAAATTAGTTAGTAATTCATTATAATAATTTATCATATCTATTAATTGATTATCACTAAATTTTGTGATTTCTCTGCTTTTTTGTTGTAATTCTTCAGCAGTTCCTTTTCCATAAGATTGTTCTAAATATAAACCATATTTATATTGTTCTCCATATCTCATAACATTACAACTATAACATTGTACCTGTACATTAGTATCGTTCCAACGAGTTGAATAATGTTTTCTACTCATAAAGTGGCCAGCTTGTAACTTCTTATAATGTGATTTCGTGCCACATGTTACGCATTCAGCTATCTCATTTACAGCAAATCTTCTTCTAATAAATTGACTAAAAACAGTATCAAGTTTTTTTACTATTGTTTTTCTTGATGGTTTCTTAGCCATTATATTATTTCATTGTCTATTTGTTGTATTAGGTATCTTAAATCTTCTTTACTAAATTTACCCTCTATAGTATCTTTATATGTCGAAAGCTTTAGATCATAAAATTCTGTTTGATTTTCGTATCTCCTAATTTTAACTGAAATATTCATAGTTTAAATATAGTATTTTTTTATTAAAAAAAAAAGTAATAACTTTAACATTTTTAATTATAAGTGTTTTTAATATTAAAAAATAAAAAAAAATTAAATATATATAAAATTAGAGATATAAAGATATATGAATAATATTCAAATTTATCTAGCTACTTTCTAGTTTTTTCGTAAGATCGGCCTCCAAAATATGCTATAAAAACTACTGAACAAAGTTGTTTTAATGTTTCTATATGTACTTCATCAAAATTAAAATCAATAAATATTGAATCAAGAAATATAAATAAGATTAAACTAGTAGTCATAAAAATTAAAGTTAATGGTCTAACATTTTTAGATAATTTATTATCACTTGCTAAATCTGAACTCCATCGCTTTGTAATCTCTTGCATCTCTACCATGTCTATTTCAAGAAGTTTTAAAGCCTTTTCTTTATCTTCTAGTGGTAATGTATCATCTTTGTCAATAAGTCTTTTAACGATACTTAAAATACCATTAGTGGGTAATACATCTGCTAAAGTTTTAGCTATATTTGAACCGTTGTTTGATAAGAATTTGCCTACTTTTGTATCTTTAAATTTCTTCTTCATAATTCCACTTAAAGTGTAAACAAATAAAAATTAAATAAATATTTAATTCTGCGTGATCTTCTTCATCTAATGCTGGATAGTATTCCCAACCTAACATTAAACCTTTTTCTATTAAATTGCTGAAACCTAATATCATAATTTATTTTTTAGAATAATCCCATCTTCTTCTTTCACCTCTAATGTCGTAATGACAAAAATTAGAGTATATACCAAGACCACCTTGTAGCATATCTCCTTTATCAATTAATTCTTCAATAACTTTAGAAACTTCAATAGATGTCATGCCTTTTACAACAATGTCAGCTGCTCTACCCATTATATGTTGAGAATTCTTGACTCCACCTATTTTTTTGTTATATTCTTCTGATCTATATCCTGAATTAATATGTATTGGTTTTTTTAATTCATCTCTTAATACTTGTAGTTGATTAGCAACCTTAACAACATTATGATAAATATTTATAGGCATTTCACAAACACCACAATTACAGTTACAATCAAATTCTTCTTTAGTAAAGTTTTTTGTCATTGTATTTTTTATTTAATAATATTTTTACTAATATAAATAGTAATGTTATTGTTATTAAATTAATATGTGATTCTCCACACATACCTGTTAAATGATTTATTAGTTCTATCATTTTTTAAGCTTTATCCATTTATCTACCGTGTATCCTATTGTTACTACTAAAAGTAGTATTTTCAATCCCATTTCTATATTAGTGAAAGTAGTAACTCCTAAAGTTGAAGCGTTTATAATGTAAAGTTTCATTTGTTGAATATCCATTTTTTAGTTTTTAATAACTCTAAACATTTTAATTATCTTTGTTTTTTTTTACTAATGGAACAGAAATTGAATTGTTGTTTATTGTAGGCTTTATTCCAATAGGCGTTATTATTACTGGTCTATTTGGTTTTGGTTTATATGGTCTAATTATCACAGGTGGAGTATTATAATAATTGTATGGATGTTGATTATAAGAATTTCTATAATAGTAGTTATTATATACTTTTGGTCTTAAAGAATTGACATCAATTAATATTGTATCTCCTTTAGATGTTACACCCAATACTTTTATAAACGTAAAATCTACTTGTGTTGATGCACATCCAAACATTAATAAAATAACAAACAATACTAAAATCTTTTTCATTTCTTGTCTATTTCTTTTAGTTTGCTTATTGCCCAATTTACTCCAGCACTTCCACCCCAGGCATCCCACATAATTCCACCACAACCTTCAGAGTAAGGAACATCTTTATGTTGTTGATGTCTTTTAAAACTAGCCATTCTTGAAATTGTATCTCTACTAATATTTTCTTTTCGAGCTAATTGACCAGCTCTAGTCCATCCCACTTGTGTTCCACAATCGCTTCCATTTTTTTCTTTGTATTCAACAGCTCTTTTAGCGTTGTTTACTGCTCCATCTGGATAATCGTTATAACTTTCTAGTTCTACTTTTTTAAAAGCATCATAACAAATAGCTATAGCTTGATCTTTCGTGTGATAAGGCGTAAGCATCGGAACGCAACGAATCATAAAATCGCTTTGTTTTTCTGCTGGTTTAGGATTAGGAATCGGCATACTTATATCCTCTAAATTGATGACAGCCTTCTCCTTTAACATTTACTTCAAACTCTAACCAATCTTCACTTTCTTCTAACCATAAAGCATCAACT